CCTCCACGATGATCAGGTCGGGGCGCTTGGCATCCCGGCCCTCGCCGTAGGACACCCGCCACTCGTCCAGCACCTTGGGCTTCAACTTGGGGAAGTCCAGATGCTCGGCCCAGCAGTCGATCAACAGGACGGACATCGGGCCATCCATGGGCTTGAACACGCCCCATGTGGTCATGGCCGTCGGGTCGTTGTGTTCCTTCTCCGAGAAGGCGCAATCGTAGGACTGGATGATGAACTCGAACTTCGGGAAGGCACGGCCAGCAGGCCACAGGCGGAACATATCGCGGCCCACCACCTTGCCGTCCTCGAGGTCGACGATCTCGCCCAGCACCTCTTGCAGGTACAACTTGCTCCCCTTGTACTGCTCCAACTGCTTCTGGAACGATGGGGCGAGGTTGTTCTTGTTGTCGTAGGTGCTGGCGCGGTCGATGATCACATCATCACCCTCCCGGCCCACCAACTCGAGGATCAGGTCTTTCGGGCGCGGTGTTGTGGTCACGATCACCTTGGGGGCTTCACCCAGACGCAGGCCGAACTGCATCATGTCCCACGCTTCTTGGATGTAGGTGAATGCGGCCAACTCGTCGCACCATGCGAAGTGGAATTGAGGGCCGCGCAGGCGCTCGTATGAGTCAGCACTGATGCCACGGATGCTGGAGCCGTTGACCAGTTTGATGTGGTGGTCTTGCTTGTTGTAGTCGAAGATCAATTCCTGCGGGATGCAGGCCAATAGGCCGGATTGACCCTCAAAACAGGTGAATTTCAGGTCATTTGAAGTTGGGGCCAGCACCAGCGCCCGACTGCCCGGGGTGATCCAGCACCACCACCACAGCGCCTCAGCGGCGGAGCGGGTCTTGCCCGCTCCCCTCCCCGCGAGCATCATCCAGACATGGTAGTCCTGCTCCAGCGGGGGAGGTATTTGGTAGGCGTGGGCACCAGACACCCAGCCCGCGTGCGCCAGAATAGCGATTCGGTTTTGCTCGTCGAGGTTGTCGAACTCCTCGGCAAGATCAGCGTCAAGGTGATCACTCAGTGACACGCTTGCTCATCTCCATGTTCCGAATCAACTCGAACAGGCGACCGCTCCCAGACTCCTCTGTCTTGATCGGTGCCCCATTGGGGTCTCCAGCGATGATGGTCTTGTCGCCATACTTCTCGGGACGCCACTTCGCCAATAACTTCAGGCGGGTCTCGATCCGAAGTTTGGATCGCTGGATGTGTTCGGTGTCGGCCACCCGCTCCACCTCAATCTGCCCCCGGGCGTTCCTGAACTCACGATCCATCCAGTCGTTGGTTGCGTTGTCGGCGATGTCGAGGCATTCCTCGGCCATGTTGTCGTAGCCGACCTCTCGGGCGCGTGCGATGTGTGACGAAAGTTCCTCGTCCTGAACCATCCAACGATAGATCGCACGATACGACGGATGCCCCTCCTGCCTGCATATCTCCCTCAATGGGACGCCTTCACTCAACTGCTCACAGATTTTGTGGGCGATGATGGGATCGTAGGTGCTGGGCCTACCGATGGCCTTCTTGACCTCGCTCTCGGCGTTCATGATGACCTTGGTGACGGCGGAGCGTACCTTGGCCTGCTCGGTCTTGGTTGTTTTGCGCGGCTTGCGCGGCGGCTTCGGTGTTTCGGGCGTCATCCCTATTCCTCCTGCGAATGGTTGATCTTGTGGGTCAGTTTATCCGATTCGCTTTTGAGGTGCCAGTGTGTCGTTGGTGGCCGGTGCTTATCTCCGGCTCTCCGTGGCACTGTCCACGGTAATCATCGCAACAGCCTGCGCGTTCACCAACACGGCTGGGCACTCCTCTTCGGTTCGGCTTTTCCGGATGGGCAAGTGAATGCCCGAATCCCCATGCGCCTTGGCCCCCGTTTTGTTTCATCGGGCGGGGAAACCGATTCGCTATCAGTTCGCTGGCGACTCGCTACCCTCGATCAGTTCTTGCTGGTCGGGGTTGCTGTACTGCTCGACCGGCGTGCCCTTGCCCAGTTCGGCCACGAGGTCATCTTGCGATGCCACGCGCACGGTCAGCAGGCTGTTTGCCACATGGCTCAGTGCCTGCTGGCGCAGGGATGCCCTGATCAGGCGGGTTTTGCCGTCGGGGGTGCCGACCAGATAGATTCGTTGTTGTGCCATTGCCGCTCCAGTGTTTTGTTGGGGTTTGTTGTGGATGAAATTATACCAGTTCCTGCTGAATAGTGGAGAAAAAGCGGAGAAAAAGCGGAGAAAAGAAAGCCCACTCATGGTGGGCTTCCGGTGTTGGTAGAGGGGCACCACCCCTTGGTTAACCGAGTCGGTTCTGCTTCGCTGTAGGATCACTATCGCGTCGCTTTTTACATAAGGCAGAGTATACCCACAAAGAGGACAAATGCAAGCCCTGCAAGTGCCTCATCAATGATGTAGCGCCTGCTGTGACGGTAGTACCACTCGCGCTGGCTGGGCAGTGGCCGCATCATGTCGTCGATCTCGTTTCTGGTCATCTTCGTCTCCTTAAAGTCCACCAATCCTTAACCAGACCTTCTCGATCCGGTGGTAAGGGTTGTGGTGTTGCACCATCCACGCCTGCGCCGCCTTGCGGGTGCGGAAGGACAGGAACTGAAAGCCAGCGCCAACCAACGCCGGGTCTCTGACCCACGCGGCACCCCGGCGGATCATGTAAATGGTTCGGGGCGGATTTCTCATACCCATATTCGCTTTATTTCGGGCTGTGGCGGCTTTTTCGGGGCCGGTTGGGGCATGGGTACCGCCAAAGCCAAAAAAAGCGCGTATAGGGCGCAAAACAGGGCCGCAAAGATGGCTGTGAGCGTGATGGCTTGTCTCATGCGGCCTCCAGAAGACGGTAATCATGAAAAACCACCCCCTTACTGGGATCGCCGACCTTATGGGGCTTGACCCAGACATTCTTGCCACTCTTGAGTCTGCGAAGATGGCCCCGGCGGTCGTGCTGGCGTGGGCTGGCATGGGTGCCCCCCTTGGCCTCCTGACGCGGCGCTGTCGGCTCAATGATTACCGTGCGCCAGTCGTAAGCCGGAACCTTGCCCTGCGCGATCTTGCGGCGGTTAGTGAAGGTCTGGGCCACGCTGGGCACATACGCCTCACTGCGGCGGGACAGGGACTCGTACCACGCAGAGACAAACCCGAGGATCATCTCGGCCTCGGTCTTGTCCATGGTCACGCCCTCGTCCACCGGGCCGTATCGAATCTGGCCCTCATCGATCATGTACACCATCACAGGCGAGGCCACCGGCGGCTGGTTAGCCGGTTGCCGCCAGACGGTCAGCACCACACCCTCCTCGGGATCGTCCCCGGCCACCAAGAGCCACATCCGCATCCGCTGATGGTTGCGAGACTGGCCCTCCCAGCAAACCATGCACCGCTGAAACGGTGGCCGACTGTCGTGGAGCGGCGACTGAGACTCTTCACTCTGATCGCTGAAGCACCCGGTCGCGTCGAACCAGTGCATTTCCACTGGATCAAGCCCTTGCGAGGCGACCATCTTCATAGTCTCTCGCACGAGTTGCGTTGTCATACCTGCTCCACCGTCACGCGGTATTTGGTGCCAAAACGGTCTTCGACCTCGATGGTCTTTTTGGTCGAACGGAACGAACCGTCCTCGGCCACATCGTATTGAGGGCGACCGACGCTGGACAGCAGGCGCTCGGAGTCGTTGGCCTTCAACTCTTTGCTAATGGTGTGCGCGATGTAATCGCAATACGCCAACTTTGCAAAGGCAGGCTGGGCAAAAAACTTGTTGACGATTTCGTCCATTGCTTGGAAGTGGTTCATGGTTTTCTCCTTAGTTGTAACGGCTGGCTTCCCATGCGTCGATGCGGGCATCGTCGCGCAGGTCTTGGAAATACTCGGCTACCTCGGCGTCGATGCGACGGCACTCGTCGCGATCCAGTTTGCGCTCAAGCCAAGGGGCAGGACGGCCACGGCGGTCAAGCACCACCCACGAGCAGGAGCCGTAGTAGTCGACATCGCTGGCGGCGTTGTAGTTGAAGGAACCTTCGAAGTATTCTTCGACGGCAACGATGCAGGGGATGCCTGCAACGCGGGTTTCTATTTCGGCTTCGTACATGGCGGTCTCCTTCAAGCGGCCTTGGGGCGGTTGATCACAGTCTGCTTAACACCCTCGCGGACACCGTGGGCGGACACCACGGCGGTCACCGTCACCATATCGTCCTGCTTGCTGTAGTCGCCGTTGATGGTCTCGAAGGCGGCGGCGCGGCCCTTGTAGATCACCACATTGCGGTCTGCGTCTTCGCAGATGTACAGGCTGTTTGTGCCGTAGGACGACTCGATGTAGAGGATTTTCTTGATGGTCAGGGTCAGGGTGATCTTCTCGCCCACCACGCCCAGATGCTGGCGGCTAGCGTTGAGTGCGGCCTGCTTGTCGGCCCACTCTGCGCGGCGCTCTTCGCGCTGGGCAATGCACTTGCGCACGGCGTTGACTTGGCCCTCGGTCAACTTGCCGAAGGTGTCATAGGCTGAAGCAAGGGAGCCGACGAAGCCCTCTTTGTAGCCCACGCAGTTGCCATCGCTGTAGATGCGGCCAGAGGCGATGAAATCGAGCACCTCGCGGAAGTCGGGGTAGGTACGCTGGAAAGTCTTGTTGGCATTTGCCAAGATGTAGGACTTACGAGCGGCCTCGTAACGGTGAGGGAACTCGATTACGGGGGTGCTGTGTGTCATGATTCGCTCCTGATTCGCTGTTGATGGTTTAATTGTACCTTAAACCAGAGGGGTGTCAACAACCCCTCCGGCATTAGGACTTTCCCTTATGCTTTGCCAGCCTCCAGAATCTTGTTGGCGGCGGCGAAGATGCGCTGGGCTGACTTGTCGCTGATCTCGCCATCGGCCAGCCAGTTCTGGATGTA